AACTTATCCAACTGATTTGGATTACTATTATGTTAAAGTTGGAATGAGTAGTAGAGGTATCGATAGGGCACCAGGAAATGTTCTTGGGTATCCTGCTCTATATTTTAATGATGATAAGTCTTGTGGATCATACGATATTGTTCCACTATTGGGATCACCAAAAGGACCTAAAGCGACTCAGAATATACCATTTAATATCATTAGACCAAATATTCAAACATTGTTGCCTCAAAAAACATCTATATCTGCAAAGGCAAGAACATTCAGCGGTTCTACTCCAGATAGTAATTTAACTGCATTCTTAGATCAAGGATTTGTTGACGTGTCTTTAAATTCAAATAACGAATTTAGTTCTCCAAGAGTTATTTGCTCCCAAATTAATGAAGAAACATACTTATCGAGTTTCCCTGGTAAAAAATCATTTACTATGGAATTAACATTGACAACTCAAGATGAAAAAGTTTCTCCAATGATTGACTTGGATAGAGTAAATCTGGTTACTATTGCAAATAGAATTAATTCCAAAGTTGCGGATTATGCCGATGATTCAAGAGTAAATTCTTTAACTGACGACCCAACAGCAGCTAGTTATCTAAGTAATATTGTTATTTTGGATAAGGCTGCTGATAATCTAAAAGTTTTCTTTGATGCCTTCAGACATTCAACAAATGATATTAGAGTATGTTACAGAATCTTTAGGTCGGATTCTCCTGCAGAATCTCAACTTTGGCAGTTGTTCCCAGGATATGATAATTTAGATGCAAATCTACAAGTTATTAATTCCGCTAAAAATAGTGGAAGACCTGATAAAAATGTAGTAAGTTCAAAATCTGAAAATAATTTCAATTCTTATGAATTTACTGCTTCCAATTTACCACAGTTTAATGGATTCCAAATAAAGATTTTAATGTCAGGAACTAATTCATCATTTGTTCCAAAAATTAGAGATTTTAGAGTTATTGCAACTATTTAAAATTATGTTAATACCTGTAGAAGGAAATATTGGGTTATTCAGGGATGAAAACTCTAGCGCTATCTTAAATTGTTCTGATTCTGATTATGAAAGATATTTGGAATTGAAAACTGAAAAAATAAAAGAAATTAATAGATTAAATGAACTTAATAATAAGGTCAATGAAATAGATAAATTAAAGACAGATGTGAGTGAAATGAAAGATATGATGAAATTGATTTTGTCTAAATTAAACTCCTAATCATAAATACTTAAAAACGGATTCTAATAATGGCGGCAAGGAATGTAAACTTAGTTCTTGAACAAGGGGTTGACTTTCAAGCCACCTTTACAATCAGGAATACTAATAACGCACCATTAAATTTAACTGGGTATACGGGTATTTCTTCAATTAGGAAACATCCAACATCTTCGACAACATACCCATTAACACTAACTTTTCCCGATAGAATAAATGGAAAAATTGCAGTTTCTATGGGATATACTGCAACTGACGCGATTGAAGGTGGTCGTTATGTTTATGATGTTATTCTTATTTCTCCTAATTCTTACAGAACCCGAGCTGTTCAAGGAAATGTTCTGGTAACTCCAGGAGTATCTTAATGACTGATTACTTAGTAACGTTAAATGAACCAGGCCCATATAGAATTGGTGTTGACTATGAAATTCCTACCAAATCAATTCAATACGGAAATGTAATTCTCGATAATATAAATTCACAATTTACTGGAATAGCTCACACTTTTGGATTAGCTGCAACTGGAACTGCATATGTTCCAATCAATGATCAGCAATTGATTGTTGTGAAAAATAATCTTGTAATGGAACCTATTGAAGATTATACAACTTCCACTAACAATATAATATTTACTGTAGCTCCAAATCCCGGAGATGATATTTTTATCATTGCTCTTGCGACAACAGCTGATTTAACAAGAACAATTAATTATGTTGTAGACAGTGGATCAATTGCAATGTTAGCTGGAAATAAAGGATCAGTGACCTTAGATGTAAGTGGGGTTTTGGAGTCATTAACTATATTATCAGATCAACAAGGAGATTTGACATTAGATATTAAAAAATCAACTTATTCAACATTCCCAACTTTTACGTCAATTGTTGGTGGCACTTATCCCCAAATGACAAATTCCAGAAAAGTTAGAGATGACGTACTAAATAATTGGGATACATCTATTGTTGCAGGAAACATTTTAACTTTTGACGTGATTGCGGTAAACAATATAAATCGTTTTCTAATCTCTTTAAAATTAAAATTATAAATAAAGATAGTTATCAAACGTCACTAAGTTGTACGGAGTTGTTTAAATGGCACTTTTAGTTCCCAATATTGGAGAAATTGAATCACTAAGGTATTTGATTGCTCAGAATAATCATACCGCTTCTTTGGCTGACCAATCTCCTAGAAATCTTGTTCTAAAACTCTTCACTAGTAATACGACTCCAGCGGAATCAGATGTTCCATCTCCAACCGCTTATTATGAACCATATGGAGTTGGTAATACTAACGCTTATGGATTTGCACCAAGCACTGGTTATCCATATTGTGTAAATAATAGATCCGATCAAACCTATACCTCACAAACAGGTATTCTTCTTAATGGTTCACGTTGGAGAATTAATAATGTAGGTTCTGGTACAACTGCTACTTATCCAGAACAAACCTTCACATTTACTGGAGATGCAGGTGATGTTTACGGTTATTATGTAACTCGTGCAAACAACATGCCTGTTTCAGTTCAGGGTGTTAGACATTTTGCAAATGTGGGCGTTGGAACCACTGTATCTAAAGGTGATAACACTGATCCAGTAATTGGAGTTGTAGGAAATCAGTATATTACAATTGACCCAGACCAAAGTGTAGATGATTTAACACTTGGAATGGTAGTCGGTGGTAATTCCGGAATTCAAACTGGAACAATTGTAATTGGTATTGATAGAGCTTTAAAAGTTGTTTATCTAGATAAAGCACTCATTGATAATATTCAGGTTGCAACTGACCCAAGTGTAACATTCAGTTATGGAAAGATTGTAGCTACTGGCCACCAACTTGTAGCCGGAGATGTTCTCTACATTGCTGCTGGTACAGGAAATACTACTCTAAGTTCAGGGACATATACTGTATTCAGTGTTCCTAATGCGAATGAATTCTACACTTCACCAGCTCTCACTCCAACATCAAATGTAACTGTTGGTTTGAACACTGCAACACTTTATAGTTCAATTATGTATGCTGAAAGATTTACGAATGGTCCTTACAGCATTCAAAATAACGGAGACCAAATTAAGATTACTCTAAACGTTGCTCTTGATTGATATCTAAATAAATATATTATTGATTTTTTGGGGATTGTTTACAACACAGTCCCCTTTTCTATTAGTAGGTCACACTGTCGTGGGCAGATGAATATTTACGAGTATAATTCATCTACTATTAATCATTACTCCATAGAAGATTTTGAAAATTTCTCTTCTATGGAGATAGATGACTATGGAAATTTAACGGATATCACTGATGATAAAGAAGACTTTTATCAAATAGATTGCAATATAACCTTAGTTCCTTTCGGTTCGATACATCTCAAAGGAACTAAGACAAAATACAACAATAGATTATCAGAATTTGAAAGATTTGTTAACCTTAACGAAAAGTCAATAATTTTACACGGAATAATTATTCGTTGGATTGGATTTAGTATATTATTTCAACTTTCAAACGATCTATGCAGAAATGTAATACCAGATGTTTCTGGTGGGGGTAAATCATGAGCTCCCCAATGATTTATTCATATTCTTGTGGTCAACCTGATCCTGAAATTTGGGGAGGTGGAGAAACATCAGTTTTATTTAATATAACCTCAGGTTTAGAATATTCAGAAAAAAGATCCCGCAAGTATAATTTAGAAATAACTCCAGGTTCTTCCGCAACGGGATTGTTATCCGTTTCTGGAGCTAGTTCTGAAGAACATTCGACAAAAAATTATACTGGTAATATACAAACATATTTTCTATCAAATATTGGAGTTGAACATGTAGAATATGTTCCTCCAATAAATGATGTTGAATTTAAAGTAACAGGAAATTCCGTTACAAAGCATATAGTTGTAAAAACCATTGATTCCACTATTACTTTAACCGGAAGTTTTTCTTTAGAAGAAAAAGTAGGATATTCATATAATAAAAACTCTTCAACATCTTTTTCTGCAGAGTCTTTTGGAAATATATCATCAAGTATAGATTCGTCCGAAGATTACGGATTTATAAATCAAACTGCATCTCAAGGAGATGAAGATTTCGGATTTGTTTTTAATAGTATTGCATCCACAAATCCTTTTGGAAGTATTAGTGTTTCTGGATCTGCAATAGTAGTAGATCCACCAAATATTAAAACTTATAATACTGGGGCAAACTATAGAGTTGTATATAATCCACCAGAAAATACCGCAACATTATTAAATTTTGGTGGACAAAAAGAATCAGTAAGTTATGATTATAATCAGGATTCTATTAATTTAGTTGTCCAAGAAAATAATGGATTAATATCAAATTCTGTAGATGAAATTGAAAATTCTGGATTGATTATAGATCCTGTGGTTGGATCTGTAGATTATGAAACAATAGAAATTACTTCTACAATTTTATCTTTTGGATCTATCAATATTAATGGGTCCGCAACTACTGAATATAATAATATCAATTTCTATGAGATTTTCGGTATAGTTAAAGTTGTATATAGTCCAGATAACACAAGTGGTACTTTATTTGGATTTGGTAATACTGAAGAACGTGTTTCTTATGACTATAATATCGACTCTAGAATAGAGTATGTAATCAATGATTTTGGATCAATATCCGATTCATATGGTACAAATGTAGAAACATATGAGTTAATTAATGGAGTAGTTACATCTTTTGATGAATATGGATTTATTGAGTTTGCAGGATCTTCTAATCCATTTGGATCTTTATCTATTAGTGGATCAG